AAGCGCGGATGCGGAGCCGACTATCACAAAGCTCACGAAGCCGATAATGACTCCGAGCACGTAGATGACGCTGCGAACGGTCGTACTGACGACCGGAGTGTACTCATCGTCAGTGTTTTCTATTGCGCGTTCTGCCATGAGTTATTCTCCTTAGTATTTGAGGTTCTGTCCTGGATAAATCAGGTTTTTGTTCTTGATTCCGTTCTTGGAGACGAGTGAGTCGATCGTGGTTCCGAGATGGGCAGCGATGGTGCTGAGGTTGTCGCCAGATTTGACGACATAGGTGCGCGAGCCGGTGCCGAGGAGCAATTGGTTGACTCGCTTCTGCACAGCGTCGTACATTCCACCCAATGCCTTCTTGCGTGCGGTTCCGTCGCTCCATTTGCCGTCGATGACCTCTCGGGCGAGAACGTCTACGCTCTTGGTCTGTGGAATTCCGAGCTTCTGGTTGACGACCTTCTGCACCGCATCGTAACGGGAACCAAGTGCTTGGATTCGTGCTGCTCCGCTTCCATATGCTCCGGCAATGACCTCATCGGCCAACTGGCCGTCTGACTTGTTGGAAAGAGAAGACGTTGGCACGGTGATGGTCTTGTTCGCCGGATTGGCGTACTTCGCCCACGCAGGAGCGTCACCGTAGAATTTGTCGAGGTCGAGGTTGCCGGCATAGCCTGCGAGTCTGCCGGTTGACGTGTACTGCCTGACAGCGCACTTGTACGCGCCCTCATTCCACGGAGTTGCCTTGTATCCGGTGGGATCGTTATCCGGGTATTGAGCGACCCATAGTCCGCACCCGTATTTGTTCGCCACGTTCTGGAGCGTGGGGAGGACGGACTTCGAACCGTAAAGCAATGGTGGAATGCCGGTGATTTTGATGAGCTCGGCCACGCAGGAATCCAAGTACGCTTCGTTGTTCCACTGCGAATTGCCTTGCGATTCCCAGTCCAGGGCGAACACGACGCGTCCCATCCAGTTCCTGCAGTTGTCGACGAAATACCTCATCTCTCCGGCTGCGCCGCCTTTGCCGTCAACGTAGTGGTAGATGCCAGTGGGAATGCCCAGCGAGAGGGCCTGCTCCACCTGGCGTGCGCAATCGTTCGAGATGAACCAGTTGCCTTGCGTGGCCTTCGCGATCACGAATCCCGGTTTGACGGCAGCGAGATTGATCCCACGTTGCCAATTGCTGATATCTATTCCTTGTAGTGAAGCCATATCGGCTCCCTTCCGCCCCGATGGGGCTTGATGAGCCCCACGGTTTTGTGGGGCGGGCTTTCTCACAAAACCGCGAAAATCGAAATCACATAGAACAGGAAAAGAAGAGGAGGATGCATCAGCCAGATAAAACCGACGAACGCTGTGATAGCGGCTGTCGTGACGATAAGCGTTTTGAGTTTTGAGGTTCGTTCACCTCTGAGATGGAGTTTCATGTTTTTCCTTTTCGACGTGTGCGTCCATGATTTCGTCGTGCAATTGGGTGCCGACGCCGTTGCCGCCGAGCCCGTGATAGGCCTCGTAGAGTGAGTCGGCTTGCTGTTTGAGGTCGTAGGGGACAGGTAGTCCCTGGGCGACGGTGGCGTGGTGAATGTCGATGAGCTTCTGACGTAAGAGTGCTTCGACTCCTCTGCGGAGTGCGCGGCTTGATTTCCATGAGGTTGCGAGGAAACCGAGCCCGGCACTGAAACCTGTCGTCGCCACCGTCTCGATGAGATGAATCACGAAATCATTCACGAAGAAAGCTCCCTAATCGAAGGTGGAAATCCCACACGCGGAATGGTGTGGAAGCGTGGTTCTCCGTGTGGGTTTTTCAACCCACGGAACGGAGAAAAGAAAATGAATCTGAATGATTTTCACGAGCGGTACTACGTGCCGGACATCGCTCACCTGCGTGAGTGCACGCGGCTCGGCTACGAGTCCGCCTGGCATCTGCACCTCGAACCGCAATTGGGCGGAGTCGAGATGGAGGAACTCAGCAGTGAGATTGTCGCAATGTGGCTGCAAGGCTTCGAGAAAGCCGGTGCCGCGCGCAAAGCGTGGGCCGTATTACGCTCCATGCTCAGACTCGCTAGGCGTAAGGGTATCGACTGCCCGGATCCCGCGACGCTCGACATCGTGATACCCAAACCCGCGCATTACGAGCCGAAACTCTTGGATTTCCCGGAAATCCGAGCCCAATTGAAAGGCTTCTACGGGCATCCGCTCGAACCTTGGCTTTTAAGCTCCGCATGCCTGGCGTTGCGACCAGAGGAGGCATTGGCTCTGGACTGGCCGAACGTGGATCTACGGTCAGGCACAGGTCGCATCGACAAGGGATTGCAATGGTTGCAAGGCAGAGAAGTTATTGTGGAACCAAAGACAGAGTTGAGCCTGCGCACGCTCCCATACCCACGATTCGCCATACTGAGGCTCCGTCAACTGAAAAGTAGGGGTCGTCTCATCGGCGATCTCAAGCCACCACAGGTGCAACGCATGTACAAGCGGCATTGTCAGATGGAACACTTGCCATATACCCCGGCAAGGAACCTCAGGCATTCGTGGGCCACCACCGCATTGAAATCAGGAGCCGACCTGAGCGTCGTGTCACGATTTCTCGGCCACGCCAGCATCGAAACAACCTCGAGATTCTACCTGAAACCCGACATGTCAATCCTGCGCGCAGCACAAAGAGAATGGGGGAAAAACGTAGAACACGATTAGAGGGGTTTCCGTAACCCTGAACATAGACCCGACCCAATTATCGAAAACCACGAGATATTGGGTGGTTAATAATCTAGTGCATCTCATGCTCAAAGATGAACCTAAACAAAACGTTGATTGGTCTATGAGAACAGTTGGGTTCTTGCCAAAAGCTCTAGCACCTAAAGCAGAAATTGTTTCTGCTACGACTGCACAAGGAGGTCCTAAAAGCGTAGTCCTGCAAATACTCACCACAGGCGAAGTTATATTGAGAACACAGGGTGGATCTGTTGGAGAGGATTTTGTAAGCGCTTTCGTGACATGGAAGATCTAAGCAAGGGTTTCCGTAACCCAGCTGCCATGGATTCAAGCTGGCTCCGTCAACGGAACCAGCAATGGGAATGGTGTCTGCCTTATCTCCTACAGATCCCCGTACAATCGTCCTCCCGATTCCATTCAACTCACGGTAGGCCCATGGAGTAGTGACGACGCGAAGTTGCAGGAGCATGTAGTCTGGCAAGCTCTGGCAGATTCCGCGCAAATCCGGTTGAGGAATTCAACTAATGGCGACTGGGCTGCCAAGTGGCCGACCCGATTCATGTGGATGGCAATCTGGATCGCAGAAACTGCCTAAGGGTTTCCGTAACCCCGTCACGGTTGACGTTCGGTGTCCTGCCTGCCGGGAAAACCACTCTCGTCGGCAAGATCGACGATCCCGCTACCATCTCGCGAATCTCCGGCATGGTGCTCCTCCCCAATGGAGTGCGGGTGCCAATTCCCTTCATCCATCCCACGTACATGGATCAGAGCATGTCGGTGCTGGTAGGTGGCGAGGGCAATGTATCTGTGATACTTGGAGCGGCTGCTGGCATCACCAGTGGCTATGTGGACGTTTATTAATCGATTAACTTAATGGGTTTCCGTATCCCGTATGACGTTGCAGGTGGCGTATTGTGGCATCGCCGCCAATGGGATCGCCGGATTAGGAGCACGCACTTTCGACGTCAAATGGCCTCTACCGTTCGCCGAGGTGCCCCTCGTATGGAGTGGAGAGTCGGATGCGTGGTTCAACGCGTCAGTTGATAGCGTGACTACCACCGGTTGCAAGCTCGGAATACGTAACCTCTCGCCCGACATAAAACCCAGCGTCAATAATCAGCACCCGGTCTTCGCTTACGGAAAACTCGCATAGGGTTTCCGTAACCCCCACGGATTCTTTGCTCTACACGTGGTCGTACAGGGTCCAATTTTTGTTGGAAAGACAGGGGAAAATCGTCACCTGCAATGGGATGACATGGATAAAATCCGATATGGGAACCGCATCAAACACTCTTTTTGATCAGAAGATTCCCGAAGGCTTCAGACCACGGCAGGGCGGGGTGATCCATGCGATCGGAAACAACCAGCAGCATTTCGAGATCATCATTGCGGCGGACGGGGCCATGCGTGTCAATTCAGCGACCGGAGCGACGAAAAATTACCTCTTCTATTACTCCGGCTGCTGGATAGCGGATTAACCCGTTATAAACGTGACGTTGAAATCCTGATTGAATCCTTTGACTGATGAGCCGATGAAAGTGATCTTTCCGTCCGAGCCGATACGGATTTTGATCAGATTGCCGTTGAGAGATTCCACGATGGTGGCGAAGGGTGTCCCCGGTCTGAAACCGGCCGGGAGATAACCATACGCGTAGTCGGCGTTCAAAGCGTTCGGCTCGGTGAGATGACCCGAGAAATGCACCACACCAGCCGAACGCACCAGATTTCCCACCGTCAGTTTCGCATCATGCTGGGTGAGACTGAAAACCGTGGGGGTTACGGAAACCCTTGCTTAGATCTTCCATGTCACGAAAGCACTGACGGTGTCGTCCTTCTGGCTTCCACCCATGGTGTTGAGCTTCACCTCACCTGCTGTGGTAATTTCCAAGGTCACGCTCAATGGGCCGTTCGTGGCCATCGTGGCAGCGGTGATTCTCGCTTTCGGGGCGAGAGCCTGCGGGAGCGTTCCGATTGTCCTGCTGCTCCATCCCGCGCTCTGTTTCGTCTCTCCGGAGACGCATAGATGCACGATGTTGTCTATGACCCAATAGCTCGTGGTATTCGACAATTTAGTCGGCTCAATGTTCAGGGTTACGGAATCCCACACTTCTGATTTTCCGACGTATTCTCCGGCTTTGTCGCCTGTGGGGATGAAGGCTTTCTGACCTTCGACTGGTGGCCATTCCTGCATTTCGGTGTCGCTGCGGAAATATATTTGTCCGCCCAAGGATGCGGTGAAGGGGTATGTGTTGGTGATGATGACTCCGCTGCTGGAGGTGCTTGTCGCTGTGGAGGGGATGGTGATGGTGGCGAGCTGCAGGGCCCCCTCTGGGATTTCCGGGGGCACGGGGTTCGCGTTCGGTGTTCCGTCTGTGACTCCGAATATTGGTCCGTCGGTGGAGTCGGAGAGTGGTGCCGCTGATTCCTGTTGTTTCACCCAGATGGAGTCGATGCGCGAGTTCGCGGCTGGCGCGGGGGTGATGGTGACCTGGTCCGTGCCCTCGTGGTGGAGGAATACGGGGCCTTGGCGGTCGATTGCCGCGCTGAAGGCGGCTACATCGCATTGCATGTCGTCTCTGCTGGTGACCACTCCAGCGAGCGTTGCCGCGGTGGGGGCGAGGCCCTGTTTGATGTTTCCGTCGGCGTCCTGGGCGATGTTGGCGCGCAGGGCAGCGCGGATGTCGAATTGGTCCGCTGCGTCGCTGACGGCTGGGAATCCGTTTCGTAGTGTCATTGTTTTTCCTCCATGTTTTTCTCTAGGACGGTGAGTCGGTTTTCGAGGTCGTCGATGCGGTCGTGCGCGTTCTTCGCGAGGTGGAGCGCTGCCACGGAGAGGGACGCGTAGTCGATGCTGATGGGTTCGAGTGTGGAATCGTCGTAGACGACGAAGACTCCGAGGCCCGCTTCGTCGAGCTCCTCGGCGAACATTCCGATGCGTGGTATCGCGGAATCGCTGTTCTGGTTGACGTCGTCGATGTATCTGAATCCGCGCCAGTCGACAGACCGCAATTGGGCGATGCTGATGTCGGGCTCGTGGTAGTCGGTCTTGACCTTCATGCTCGACTGCGAGGTGCCGAGTGTTCCGTCGGCGAGGAGCCAGGCGGCGCGCCATGGACCCGTGGAGAAGAGGTTGTTGTACCCGTTCTGCGTGTTCGTCCCGCCTTTGGCGGTGGGGAGGATTCCGATCTTCGGTTCGAGGGTCGCTGCCTTGGCTGAAATGGCCGCGTCGGTCTGTGCTTTCGTGTACGCGGTGCGGTTGATGCTGTCTCCGACTATCTGGTCGATGTTGTTGATGATCTGCAGCATCTGTTGGACGACCTTGTTGAACTGGGAGTCCGTGGGTGCCGAGAGATTCCTCAGTTGTTTGCGGATCTGCTGCAGCTGGTTCTGCAGGTCCCTGAGGTCATTGCTCGCCGGTCGTGGGTCAGCCATAGATCGCTCCCGTCGTCACCTTGATGGAATCGGAGTCCGAGTCGCCCTCGAGCCCGAGGATGCGCATCTCATGCCTGTCATCGGGAATGCCGAAGAGGTCATGCCGTGTTTTGATGCTGACCATGCTGCCAACCTCGGCTCCCTGCATGCTGTCGCGTCTCACGCTGAAGCTCCATGAATGCATCGGACGTTGGCTCGTCCTGATCGCCTCCGCGGCTTTAGCGAGCGCGGTTGTTGTTTGTGTGACGGTGCTGCTGAGTGTTTCGACTTTTTCGTAGAAGGGGTAGCCCTGGTTGAGGAGTGTGGGGGAGGTGGCGCGTTCGATGATGGCGGTGTCGGTGCTGGCTCCGCCGGTTTCCCAGATTTGTGTGGCGAGGTTGGTGGCGTCGTCGGTGATGGTGAGGTTGGTGATGGGGTGTTTTGGGGTGCTGGTGTCGAAGGTGAGTGTGGTGGGGGCGGTTATTCGGGGGTTTCCTGTTTTGAGGAGCCATTGGTATCCGAGTCCGTCGGTGGTGCGTTGGGGGATGAATTCGATGTCGGGGCCGTTTTCGATGTCGGTGAGGTCGCTGAGGAGGTCTCCGATGAGTTTTGTTTCTGCGCCTTTGATGTTGCGTTCGTAGGTTCCGGTGAGATCGTTTTCGTAGGTGATGGGGAGGTTTCCGCCGGTCCATGCTGTGGATTGTTGGATCCATTTTTTGGCGATGTTCTGGTAGCTGGTGTTGGTGATGCTGGTGTCGAAGCGGGTGTTTGCGGTGCCGTCGGGGTTGGTGAGCTTGTCGGTTGGTTGCATGAGTGGGAGGAGCACCCTGTGGTCGAAGTATGACCACATGCCCTTCGCGTTGAGGGTGACGGTGCCTGCGTCGCGGTCGTATTCACGCGTCCAGATGGGGCCTCCGCGGGTGATTCCCATGGAGTCCTCGATGATGAGTGCGGTCTTGCCTGGCCATGAGGCGTTGTACAGGTCGAGGCGTTGGATGGTGCGGTCGTTGATGTCGACCTTGGCGCTCAATGTTTCCGCGGTGTTGAGTTCGGCGGTCCATGAGGCCTGCAGGAACGGCAGGTCGAGGATTCGGCGGCCTGTGAGCAGATCGCAGATTCTGACTCTCAATGTGTGCTCCTTAGAAGAACGCTGGTGCAGCCGTCATGCTCAACGAGGGTGAGCCGGTGACGTCACCCAATGCGGTGAATTGCACGGTGCAGGTCTCTTTCTTGCCGATGAGCCACCAATCGTCGTCGGTGAGGAAACCGCTCACGGGGCTCGCGCCATTGAGGAATGCTGTTCCGTCCGCGGTGTTCAAGGTGACGACGTCGGTAGGGGCGACTGGTCTGCGGAAAGTGATGAGATCCCCGGTCTCCACGCGTTTCAATTGGAAGCCTTCGGAGAGGCCGCCGCTCACCATCATCGTGACGGGGGCTGGAGCTGTACCCGAATTCGTGAAACGCACACGCCCCTCCACACCCGGAGCACCGAAATTCACGGGGAAAGTGAGCGGGAAAGAGAGTCCGCCGCCACGAGCGGGAAGACCCGTGCTCACCGTTACGGAATCCCCGTAGGCGAATGGGTCCGGAGCCTTCAGATCCACCTGAATGTTCTTCAATCTGCTGAGCATATGGTGGCTGGGCACGTCGATGCTGGCTATCTCGACCATGCGGTGCGTGGTGATGCCACCCAATGTCACATCGCAGGAGAGGAGGCTGTCGATTCCACCCAGCGAGGTCAGCTCCATGATGGCCGCCTCGAGATCGGCGACCGAATCACCGATGTAGGCGAGCGTGAGCGTGTACACCCCACCGCTTCTCCAATCGGTGCCCGGATCGAACGCTCCATGCGCCTGCGGGCGTTCCATCAGCTCCGCCTTCGTGGAGGTGAGGCTGAGCCAGTCCGTGAGATCCTGCAGACCCCATCCATGCCGGCTCCGGGTGATGCTGGGGCCGGCATCGAACGAGATGCCGCCGAGAATGACCTGGTTCATCAGTTTCCTCCTGCGGTTACCTTGCCGAATTCACGAGCCCACGCGCGCGCCTGCAAACGTGGATCGGTTTCCGGCGTGGTGATGTTCATCGTGACGCTGGTGCCAGCGCCACCGGTCGCCGCGATCACGGGTTGCGGATCCGACGAACCGAAGCTCGCCGAAACCGCCGACTGCACGCGTGATGCGGCAGCCGAGGCGAGGTCGGTGGCTTTCCGGCCCATTCGCGTGACGGTGTCGTAGAGCTGGGGAGCGGCCCCCTCCACACCGACGGCGATGCCAGGCGGCAGGAACCGCCCAATTTCCTTGGCCCACAGTTTCGAGGGGGAGTGGATGCCGAAGAAGCTTTTGATGGAGTCGGTGACGCCTTTGGCGAAGCCGAAGATCTTGTCCTTGAGCCATCCGGCCACATTGCTGATGCCGCTCCAGATGCCCTTCACGAGGTTGGAGCCGATGGACGCGGCACCGTTCACGATGCCCTTGATTCCATCGATAGCGCCTGACACGATTTGCTTCGCGCCGTCCCATACCCCGCTCCAGTCGCCCCGCAGCAGACTGGAGATGACCTTGACGACGCCACCCACCACGGTCGTGATGGATTTGACGACTCCACCGATGGTGTTGATCACCGAGGTGACCACCGGAATCATCGACTGGACCGTGGGCACTATCACGGAGGAGATGAATCCGACGATCTGACCCACGACGGCACCAACAAGAGATGCCAAGCCTCCCAGAATCGGCGTGACGGCGCTGAAGACCTGAGCGAAGATCGTGGCTATCTGGAGGATGACGGGGATGAGAGCGTTGATGACCGGCACGATCATCTGGATGACGCTCGTGATCAGCGGTGCCAGCTGCGTGATGACGGGCACCAACGCCGAAATGATGGTCGACGCCACCTGCACTATCACGCCGATGATCTGCGTGATAGCAGGAAGAAGGCCCACTATCAGGCTCGTCAATGGCGGCAGAAGTCCCGTGATGATGTTCGTCAATGGTGGTATGAGCACCTGAATCGCCTGCATCAGAGGATTCAGCACAGCTGGAATCAGCGGGGTCACCGCGTTGAGGATGGCTCCGATGACAGGGATGAGAGCACCGATGGTGTCGGTGATGACTGGCATGAGCCTGCTGAAAGCCCCGCTCAAAGTGGTGACGAGCAGTTGGAACGTCGGCTGCAGCTTCTGCACCGCAGAACCCACGGAAGCGAATACGAGCTGCATCTCGCTGCCGAACGCATCGCGCAGGCTCGGGGTCGTAGCGATGAGCGCGCCGATGGCGGCTATCACCATACCGACTGGTCCGGTGAGCACTCCGAGGGCCTTGCCGAGCAGGGTGGAGGATCCGGCGACGCTGCCCAAAAGCTTTCCCACGACGGGAAGCTTGGTGAGCAATGGTCCCAGTCCGCTTGCTCCGAGCACTCCGAGGACCGCAGCCAGAGGAGCGAAGATGCCCTTCATTCCGCTGACCACACGCCCGATGGCGTCGAAGGCCTTCTGGAAAGGTGCTGGCAGCAATGTCACCAATTGGCCGAAGAGGCTCGGAAGCGCCGAGACGACGGACTTGGCGATGACTCCGATTCGAGGGAGAACGTTCTTCAATGCGGTGCCGATGCTGCCGACCAGCTGGGTGGTCAATCCGCTCATGTCGGCATCGGATTTACCGAGCTCGGTGAGCCAATTCGACCAAGACGCCTTCATACTTGCGACGGAGCCCTCGATGGTGGAGCTGGCTTCCTTCGCGGTGGTCCCGGTGATGCCCAGCTCGCCCTGCACCGCGTGAATCGCCTGCGTGACGTCTGCGAAGTTGCTGATGTCGTATTTGACGCCGGTGAGCTTCTCGGCGTCCTTGAGGAGCCGCTGCATCTCGGTCTTGGTGCCTCCATAACCGAGCTTGAGGTTATCGAGCATCTGGTAGTTGCCGCGCGCCAGACTCTGATACGTCTCCTGCACGCTCGACAGATCGGTGCCCATCTTGTTGGCGTTGTCCGACATGTCGACGATGGCCTGATTGCTCAGCTTCGCGGCCTTGGCGGTGTCGCCGCCCAGGGAGCTGATCATGCTCGCCGAGAAGCTGGTCACCTGCGACATGTAGTCGTTGGCGCTCACTCCGGCCGAAGCATAAGCGTTTTTCGCATACCCCTGCACCTGAGCGGAGGCGGATTTGAAGAGCGTATCGACGCCACCGACGGCCTGCTCATAGGTCGAATAGGCGGAAAGAGCGGCCTTCGACGTCGAAAGGAAAGCGGGGCCGAGCGCGGTGATGCCAGCGATGGCGGCACCCACTCCGGCGGTCGCGAGGCCTTTGATGCCCGAGCCGATGCTGGAGAATCCCGATTTAACGTGCTCCGCCATCGATGAGAGGGCGGATTCGGCTGAGGAGGCGGCGTTCTTGGCGAATCCGGGGAGCTTGTCGAAAACCGTTTTGGCAGCGGTGCCGATGGGAGCGAGCTTCGGTCCCACCTTGGAGGCTATGGGAGAAAGAAGATTGGAGATTTTGCCGCCCACGCTTTGGAACGGCTTGACGATGTTGGATCCGACCTTGGTGGCGAATCCAGCGGTTGCGGTGGCGGCTGTGGAGAGCCCCGATTTGATGCTGCCACCGACCTTGCCCACGATGGGGCCGATGGTGGAGACGGCTTTTCCTACGAGATTGCTGACTGTGGTGACAGGCAGCAGACTGCGAGTCAGGGAGCCAAGTGCTCCGGAGAGTCCCGTGAAGCTCGATTGGCCACGCGAGATGCTCTGGAATCCGGCCTTGAAACTGGACGCCATGGTGGTGAATCCGCTCACGGATTTCGCTGATGCCGCAGCGGCCTGATCTTCCACCATGCGCAGATTCTGCTGGGCCGTGGTGAGCTTTCCTGTGGCGGTCGTCACTGCTTGGACTGCGACTTCGTTTCTCCGGCGCGCGGAGGCGAGCCGTTCCTCGGCTGCAACGGCTTGGCTTGAGCCGGCACCATGCTTAGCAACCGCTTCGGCTAGCTTGGTCTCTGCTACTCGCACCTGTCCTGCGGTGTCGGCCTGCTTCAAGCGCGCCTTCGATAACGCGTTCGATGCGGCCGCCACATCAGTCTTCAGTCTTCCAAGCCCGCTGTCGGCGAGGCCCGAGCTGGAGGATTTGAAGCCTGCCGCCATGTCCTTGCCGAGTTTGGAGCCCACGGATTTGCCGGAGAATCCGGCGGAGACGGAGGAGGCGCTGGACTTGCCTGCGGCTTTCGCTTCCTTCGAGACTGCACCCTTGAAACCCTTCATGACGGGGAAGATGCTCAGTCCGGCCGAGCCGACGATGTCCACCATGAAGGGCCTCCAAAGGTTATCGGATGATGATTTCTTGCTCGAGCTCGGCCTGCGCCTGCTCGATTTCCGCACTGGTCACCGCGCGCTCTTCGCGGGCTTTCAGCTGGGCCTGCATGCCCCAGGGGCTCGCTTTCTCGAACGCCTTCTTGTCTCCCACGCTCGAAGCGAGAGAGAGCAGGTCGATGAGCGAGGAGGGATAGGCCCATCCGTTGTATACGGCCGCGAGCGTGGTGTTGGTGTCCTCGAGCGCCTGGACGGTGAGGTCATAGGCCTCGCCATAGGTGATGGAGTCTCCGATGTCGTATGCGGAGACCCCGTATTTGCTGCGCATCGTCGCCGCGAACTCCACGGGGTTCTGCCTGTGGATCTCGGCGACGAAGGTTATTTCCCCACCGACGCCTGCGCGAGCTTGGTGAACAGGTCGAAGTATTTGCGTGAGATCGCCAACGCTTCGGGGTAGGGTGCGTTTTCGATCTTGTTGACTTCCGTGTCGGTGGTGAACACGTGGAGGAGTTCCTTGAATTGTCGGACGGAGTCGTCGCTGAACTGTTCGACCGATTCGAGGTCCTTGAGTTTGATGATGAGGGGGATTTTGACGATCTCGTTGGTGGAGAGTTTCGCGATGAAGTTTGCTTCGGTGACGAGATAGCGGATTTTGATGCCGGCGGAGATCGCGTCGATGGCTTGGTCGGCCATGTCGTCGGTGAAGGCGTCGAATTCGGCGTCGGTGTAGGTTTCCTCGGATGTGGTTTCGAGCGTGGGGACGTTGAGTGCGCCGGATTCGGTTTCTTCCACGGGGACCGCTGTGGGGGTTGGGTCTGTCATTTTGTGCCTTTCATGGATTTCATGGTCTCGGTTTCAAAGAGAATCCCCGCATCGGGTGAGACCATGAAACGGACTCGATGCGGGGACGATTGTCGTATCAGCCTTCGGTGGCTGCGGTGACGGTGAGCGTGGCCTTGACGGTTTTGCTTCCGTCCTTGGTGGTCGCCGTGACGTCGGCTGTGCCGGCTTTCACTCCGGTGACTTTGCCACTGGAATCGACGGTGGCGGTTTCCTCATCCGAGGATTTCCATGTCACCGATTTCTCCGTGGCGTCGGCTGGAGCGACCGTTGCCGTGAGGCTGATCGTTTTACCCACTTCCACCGATGCCGTCGTCGGAGCCACGGTGACTCCAGTCACGGCTACGGTCGTGGGATCACTGGGGTTTGTGGTTCCGCCCTTGGCACGGTTCTTGCGCCATTCGCGGTAGAAGCCGCCGAGCTCGTCCTGACGGAGCCAATCGAAGGTCACCGCGTTGCCGTTGACGCTGCCACGCTCGTTCTGACCGGGTTCGACCGTGCTCACGCGCATCAAACCGTTGCGGCGGGTCTCGTCACCGTTCTTGTACTTGATGACCTCGAAGCCGGGGAAAGTCGCGTCATTATCGCCGTCGACGACAATGACGCCGTTCTCATCCGGGGTCTTGCCGGTGATGAGCTTCTCCACGATGTCGTTAAGTTCGGCGAGGGTGACCTGCAGGGTGCGGGTCTTCGCTCCACCGAGCTTGTATCCATCCTGGAAGAACTCGATGTCGTCTTCCTTGTCACCACCGTCCTGAGGACCACCGTCACTGGTGAAGAGCCCCGCCTTCTGATATCCCTCGGGCATCTCGAGAGGTGTCACCCCCAGTGCCTCGGATTCGAGATACGTGGGTTCCCCCTCGAGCTGGACCGCGAGGAAGCCGGTGACCGGAATCGGTACCGCTTTCAAATCGTTGCCGTCTGCATCTGCTGTCATGCGTTTTCCTTTCATATGAGAAAAGCCCCGCAGATGCGAGGCTCGGAGATTTTGTTGCTGATGGTCAGAGGATTTCCCCGACCACGGAATAGGCGACCGTGAGATACTGGCTGGCCGCATGCTGTGAATCAGTGATCTGGTAGGG